CCCATGACAGTCATCGTGGACACTCTGGGCATTGTGGGCTTGGGTCCTTGGATAGCATCATGCGCCTTGATGATGTTCCCAAGAAAGGTTCGAAAGTTTCTGGCTTCCATATTTAAAAGTAAGACTCACCACTTCTTTAATATGAGATGTGGTCACTGTAAGAAGAAGAATATGATCTGCGTTCCATGTGATCAATGTGATCACACGTCTCTGTGTACCTCTTGTATCCAACTGGAGTTTCACGAGTGTTCAGGTATCCTGAATAAAATTCAGTCCGAGAGGGATACAATAGAAAAACGAAACCCTAAAATCGAGGGCGACAAAATTACAAAAATTTGATGAGCGTCATAATACTCAGGGCTATGAGTATAGTAGCGGCGGCACTGCCCGCAAGGTTGGCGATATCCATGCTTCCTGTCATGCCCTCCTTTTTCACAAGGATCGAATCGTCTTTGACCTTGGGTGTCATGGCCCAGGGAGGCAGTGAATAGATGCGCTCTGGCACGGGCTTCCGGTTGAGAGGATAGTCCTGGGAGCCAGGCGTGCAGTAGTAAGGGGTCCTCCACCCCGCGGCGATGGTCTTCTCGCAACCAGGACTCGGCTCTGCCATCTGGGTCTCGAGAGGTCCCCCAAGCGCATCTCCTGTGGGACGAACCGAGTTCACGAGTGCCACCTGGGGTTCACTGGACGGCGCGTAGACCGTCTTGTAGGCACCACCCAGAGGGACGCCAGGGGTGAATTCCATGGGGTCGGCATAAGGGTTGATCTTATTGAGGGAAATCCCGTCATTCAGTCTCATGTAGGACGACATCCTTACTTATTATACGGTTTGAATAAATTCCCACTTGAGTATTTTGCACATGTCCTTCCAGATGACATCCTGTTGAGTGAGTTTCTCTTTGGACTTCAAAAGAGGAAAATAAGGAAGATATTGATCTTCACCGAGCAACTCGCAGAATTTGTAAAGCACGTAGGGGTAACTCAGAAAGTTCTTTCGGTCCTTGGGACAGACATGATCAAAGGGTTCCTGTATTTCATTGAACATGAGTCTAAGGCGTTCCTCTAGGGCGGCTGGCATCTCGGGGGGCCTCACTCCGGTAAGAATGTTGGCAATGTAAGGAATGTGTTCGTAGTATTTATTCTGACGCAACTTTTTCAGGAGACCCCTCACCTTGGCGTGGGTGATCTTGGAAACCTGCTCGACCCGTTGCTTCTTTAATTCGTAACGCAATTGTTCTATCAAATCATCTGGAATATTTGCTGTCTCCTTCCCCTGAAATTGTTGAACCCACTCGTTGAAGTGGTTTTGTCTTTTGTATGAGTACTGAGTATTCTTTGAAATGTCTTGTTCATCCTGATAAGACAATCTAGTGGCTATATATTTTTCGCATGCACCGCAGTCCTGACACACGATTTCACCATCAATATCATTTTCGTAAACATTTGTGGAGTTGCACTTTTTACAATTATCCACCTGAATAGCATTGTTGTCAATAAAATCATTATCAGTCACCGTCGTGATGTCTTTTTCCACGACGCGCATGTACTCCAAAAATATATCGCGTCTACAATTTTCCTCGTGATATCTGTGTATGAAGGGCGCTGCCATAGTGATATAGTCATGAAGTGTCGAGGGATCATTCTCATATTCCTTTAGCTTGGCGTGATACCTCTCGAGTAAACTCATTTAAAGAAAAATGTCACTATAACTTTAAATGTATAATTTACTCATCAAGCTGACTGGGTGGTGGTACAACGAGGACCATTACCGTCTCACGATGCCTTTGAAAATGATATATGATATCAATACAAAGCGTGATTGTATGTTCCCTTCACCCGACTGGAAGAGGGTCATGGATGGCTGGCCCCTTATGAAGTCTGGTGAGACCTACACCATGTGTTACTACCCTGACTTCAGAGATGCTATTTACGTCCTTCGTAGGAAGAAGCCCGACTGCATCGAGAACATTCGCTATGAGCAAGAGTATACATTTCGTGACGCACCCTATTCCATGGTGACCAGGGATCCCATGCGTAGGGTTGATGATGTCATAGAAGATGAGGATGAACCCAGGATGAAGGGACCGATCATGATTCAAAAGGTCGAGGCTGTCATGGAAGATGGTGAGGTGATCATGTGGGATACCGCTCGTTTTCTTCGCTACGCCGGACCGAGGTCGGACTTTCACAACGTCAAAGACATCCGCATGAAGGATCTATTTGACGCGAACGAGGAGGTGCCGGATGAGTGGCACGTCTATATGTTTGGTAAGAAGATTGTCATCAAGAAGGACGATGAACTTACTCCTCGGACTTTGGTGCCAGGTAGAACCTGAGTTCACCTAGAGAAGTAACCTTGTACTCCAGGACGAGAGGCATCTCCTCTCCGTGGTGGAGAAGTTTCATGTTGGAACACATCGAAGTAGCCTTGGTAAACAAATTGAGGTATTTCAAAGAAAACGTATCTTTCATAGAATCAAACTTGGTGGTATCTGAATCTATATCATATTCGGTGTACTGCTCGGCAAAGTCTCCTGTGCACCTGAATCCAACCTTTTTGTAGGAACGCTCGATGGTCAGTTCAGAACCAATGTGGGAAATATCCCTACAGAGTCTCTGAAAGTCCACGGTCTGGAAGGTTGTGATACTGATCACGGGAAGGTTGGGGGCATCGAACATTTCATCATTGATATCCAGAAGGCGTAAATTGAAGTGACTTCGACTCTTCTTTCCACTGTTCTCAATGGAAATATTAAGCACATGATTCTCTTCGATTTTCATTATCAATACATCGTTGGTCGTGACCGACTTCAAAACTCTGAAGACGTTGGTAGTATTAATCCCAACAATAATTTCATGTTCGCATAAATATTCTTCAAATTGACTGGAATCTAAAAAGAGTTCCACCATCGCGGTGCGAGCATTGTCAAGGGTTAGCATGTGAATCCCCTTTTTGCTAAAAGATACATTAACATCGTTGAGGATGTCCTTCAAGACCTCAAAGATGTTTTTAAATGCGGATGCTTGAATCGTCTTCAAGAACATTTACTAGATTGAGTGCGCGTTTCCTTTAAGTAGTCACGATCATAAAGGTCTTTGAGAAATTGTTTGAATCCTTCTTCTCCACGTTCCTTGATGAATTCCTTCCATGACGAGTAACCTTGCTTATAAGAATACACATTTCCAAGTGACTTGTGAACTTCATCGGGTCTTTTGATCATTTGTTCAGTTGGTGGTTTTCTTGTTTATCTTGGCTTCCAACTCGGGGGTCATCGGGGGTGCCAAGGGAGCCCCATAGGATTCCAAATCGAAAAGACCAGGTGCCGAATTGGGGTTGCCGTCAAATGAAGCAAAGGCCGAGTGATCAAAGGATTCCACTTCGGTTGGCATCATCGAAAGAACCCATTGCTTGACCTCCGGTCCCATCAAAGGTCTTCCGTCTTTGGTGATCAGCGCGGGGACGTGGGTCAGCACCTTGCGGTAATCTTCAGGAATAGGTTCTTCGTGGATGTTTTGATACTTGATTTGATCCTTCATGGGGCACTGATCCAAAAGTTTGAATATCTCAAGGCAGTGTTGACACCTAGGACTATATAACATGATAGCAAACATGCTTCCTTACAAGCGGCGGTGAATTTATCAGGGGATATAATTTCGCACTAGTATATAAGATGCGTATGCAGACTATATTTTTCATCGCACTGGCGGTCGCGATCGTGTTGTACGTCATGAAGAACCGCGAGGGACTCAGGTGGGATCGCGGGTTTGCTGGTTTTCGCCCCGCCGTGTCGGGAGTGATCACCGACGGCGACTTTGAAATCACTGGAAACCCAGTGGAGGACGTGGCGGTCAAGGCACTGATGATCAAGAAGATTTTGGATGCCACGGTGCAGGAGATTTATGACAAGAATGGTCTCAAGATGTTCCCGATCGAGACCGTGTTCATCCAGGTATTTGATTCCCCTGATAAGATTAAGGAACTCAAACAGAAGCGCCCTGACGTCTACGATGCCTATGTCAAGTTCCTTCAGGCGCGCGACAAGGACGCCGTGCTCACCAGGGACGGCAACGGCACCGAACAGGAACGCTTGGCTCGGACTGCCCTTATAAGTTACCTCGATACGCTCAAGCGCGACCAGGACTACGCCACGGTCCCAGACAATGTCCCGGCGACCTACCGTTGTCGCTTCCTGCTCCTTGAGACCGAGCGTTTCTACGGCACCGAGGTGGACGTGATTGCCATGGGCGACGAGTCTGGCATCAAGATTCAGGGAATAACCAGTCAGCCCTTGAAAGATGGCGATAAGATCAAAGCTTTCCAGAATCAACTTCAGGTGGGTGAATGGATGCCCTATGACACTATTGCCAACGCCAACGTGCCCGAGAAGAGCGCCCTGGCACTTGCCGAGAAGGCGATCAAGGACAAGTGGGGCGAGGACTTCCAGACCTATGAGGCAACCGCCACGGCGGACGTGGGTCAATTCAATCCCCCGGTTACGCCTTATTTGCGATAGGAAAAACTCTAGAACTAGTAGACAATGCCTCTGAGAGTGGACGAGGTACAACAGATCGACCACAGAAAGCGAGAGCTAAAAAAGAAACTCTATACGGAGCTATACGAACGCGCCAGCACCAAGGTGAGGCAAGTCGCCGATTTGGGACTGCACGAAACCTGGGTGCAGGTGCCTTCGTTCCTTATAGGATTTCCTTCATTCGACCTGGACAAGGCAGCCCAGTACGTCGAGCGCCAGTTCATCAACGGCGGTTTCTTTACCCAGTTGTATGAAAATGGACAATTGTTTGTTTCGTGGTATCCCAAGACATCCAGTAAGAAAGCCAAGTCCAGACCCAAGGAGCCAGAGAACGAGTTTGCATCCCTGGCAAACCTCAAAAAAGCCGCGGACAAATATCGCTGAATTAAATACGTTTTATCAGTAACTATGGACAATAACCTTAATGTTCTTGTGGAAGCCAAGAAGGAACTTTTGAATCAACTTTCGTCCACGATTCTCCCGAGCGCACTGGACTGCATGGACTCTCTCTATGCCGAATCCAAGGTGGAGACCCAGGGACGCAACACGCTCAAGGCGTTTCAGGAGAAACTCACCAAGATCCCTCAGTGGAACAACTACCAGATCGATAGCGAGGTGGGCAAGTGTGTGGACCGGTGCGGTGGATGTCTGGACGAGATGACGGCGGCGTGCTTCGTGGCTACGGTCAAGATCATTTCGTCGGTCAGGCTCTCCAAGGATTCCCGCAAGGTGTCGCTGAAGATTCCCACCAACGACGTATTCGTTTTGGGCGTCTACACCAATGTCGCCAAGCGAATCTATGAAGACCCTTACATCTATCAGGAGGTGGTCAGCAGGAACGACCGCCGCAAGGATCTTCTCAAGCGAATGGACGGTGTGGTCGAGGAGACGGTCAAGGAGATGCTCCCGATCAATCAGATCCTGAAGACCTACCTGAACAAGAATGCAGTGGATGTGATGAATGGCGAACCCATGGAGCCCGAGCCCGAGCCGGAGATGGAACCGGAGCCCGACATGTTCCCCGGCGATGGTGAGTTGCCGGTGGAGGACGAACCTGAAATATCAGAAGAGTCCATGGAACCAACGGAGCCCGCAGAACCCGAGGAACCTTCGTTGCCGATGCCAGAGGAGCCAGTCGAGGCGTCTCAGGAAGAGACCAAGAGTTTCACGTTCAACGACAAGATCATGAAGAGGGCACCCATGCCACAGATGGAGGAAGAGGAGGACTTTTCCATCAACCCCAGTGCGAACCGTTAAACATACTAAAATCTGCTTTATTTAATAATGATCAGTGATTCGCTTAAAAATCCTTTGGTCGCGGCGTTGGTCGGTGCAGTCATCACAATGGCCTATATCCAGTTGGTGGCACGTCTCAATCGCGAGGCGCCTCCCAGGAATGCCGACATGATCAAGCCAGCAATTCTGAATGCCATCTTGGTGGGCACGATAGTCTATCTCGGAATCTCTCAGCGCGAGGAGATCTACGAAACACCTTTTCCAGAAGTTAGTCGCGGTATGTAGTTAAAGATTTTAGTCTAATTAAATAATACTATGGCCAGCGTAGATACATTCAACGAGCTTCTTTTACAGTTTGTGGATGAGTTGGCTCACACGTTCCCAGAGAACACCATTGTGAAGACCTACAGGAATACGGTCGGCATGCTGATCAAGAAGGACCCTGGTGTCTGCCTGGAAACGTTTATGAAGAATGTGAAACCCCATGAAGATCTCATTCGCAATCAAGACGAGCGCATCTTCGAGGAACTTTCACGTAGCTATGGAATTTTGAAGACGCTCGACCTCGAGTCTATGTGGAAGTCTGAACTTTCGGACAACAGCCGGTCAGCAATCTGGCAATACGTCCAGGGACTCTACGTCCTCGGAAACAACGTCGGCGAGGATGAGATTCAGGCGTCCCGTCAAACCAACATGGACTTTTCGCCAGAGAAGATCAACCAGATGTTTGCACCCCAGGGACCGGATGGACAGGAGAATCCACTGGCCAGTCTGCTCGGAAATCTGATGAAGCCTGAGATTATGGAGGAGATGACGTCCAAGGTTGAAAAGGAGTTCGGTGACGGTCAGGGTGGTCTTGACGAGAACAAGATCATGCAGGCACTGGGACCGATGATGGGCAACCTGACCAAGATTCTTCAGCAGCCACCGCAGTGAAAAAATTAACTAGTCAATAAATAAGAATGGAACAACCGTGGTTTAGAAATCCATCGCACTTGTTTGCCAAGAACAAGGTGCTGATCTTTTGGCCTTTGGCTAAGCAGACCCCCGTGGAGAGGCTCAACGCCGCCACTCGGTTCATCCTCTACACCATGGCGATCCTTTATGTGATTAATCGCGACATCAGGGTTATTTACCTGGGTCTCACGGTTATTATGGTGATGGCATCCATGTTTTTGGCGGGTGGCATCAAGGAAGCACTTCGTCCAGCTTCGTTCGAGGAAGAGGGCGCGCGCTTCAATGCGACTACCCCAGGACAGGCATGCGAACAGCCTACCAAGGAAAATCCTATGGCCAACGTGCTTCTCTCGGACTACACCGACAACCCGAAGCGCCCGGCGGCGTGCTACTACCCTACCGTCAAGGACAAGGTGAAGAAGTTCCTGAACGAAGGCACACCCACGGATCAGGCGGACGTCTATTCGAGCCGCAATCAGTCATTCCGTGCCTTTTACAGCATGCCGTCCACGACCATCCCCAACGATCAGAGTGCCTTCCTTCGCTCCGCCTACGCCCCGTTGGTGAACAAGGTCTGCAGGGACAATGGCGATGCGTGCTACCCCAACGATGCTTCCATGTTTGGTCAGTCCAGGATGCCCGAACTTCAGCAGCTCAGAGGCACTTTCGGTGGAAATGGCGGACGCAACAGCGGCACTTAAAATCTCTGGTGATAGTAATATGGCTTATCAGCTCAACACATCAAAGGTTCTTTTGGATGCCGAGAGTCTGCCTGTGGATTGCGCCTACGATCATGTGATCGCGCCTCCGGTGGTCAGCAACCTCAACTACGCCGGCTCGGGTCGTGCCTCGACGCCCATCTACGGGACGGCTCCCTATATGGCGGGTAAGGGTGCTCCCGGTCCTCTGATCCTGGTCGAGGACATGCTTCGCCCTCAGTCCACCACCTTCTTCAAGAAGGGTTATCAGGGTCGCGAGTATGACTTTCCCTCCAAGGACATGTCGTGCTCTGTGCCGCTCCGAACCAGGTCATGGGATCCCGCGAGCAGCCGGGCCGAGGTCCAGAACGTTCTTTTTGAGCGTAGATACAAGTGATTTTTAAAATCTACTCTAGTTTTAATATGGACCCATTGAGTCTTGTGGCCTTGTTAGGGATTGCTGTGGCGGGTCGTCAAATTGCCAGCAGTGACCGCAAAGAAGGTTTTACTCCAGCACCCGTTCCGAACCGAGAGACACAGCAGTTGCCGTTTTTTGGCAACAATATCAATACACCGAGTCAGGATTTGACCCTTGTGACCGATATTCTATCTGGACCTTATGTCGACACATCAAAACAGAAAAAAGAAATCGTTGCGACCCTTCAGGACACTTCTCCCAATGTTCAGTTTCCGTTTGGTCAGCCCGTCTACAATCTGTATGATCGCCAGAATGTATCCAGTCGCATGAACAATCTATCGTCCGCAGAGCGCAGGTTCGTCGGTCCAGGTCTGGGCGTCCCGGCTAACGTTCCCGCCTACGGTGGCTACCAGCAACAGTTCCGCGTGATGCCCAACAACGTCGGCGCGTACCGCTTGACCACGCTTCCAGGTAGGTCGGGTCCTGCCAAGGACTTTGTGTCTAGGGGTTCGGAGCGTCTGACGGTTACTCAGAACCGTCCTCAAAAGACCTATCAGCTTTTGGGCGCAGAAGGCAAGCGTCCATTGGAGAGGGGTCGCGCGCAGGGACAGGGTGGCATGCTCACCGGTCAGCGTGAACGCGAGATGTACGTGAAGACTCAGCGACCCACAGTTCGCTCAGAGACCACGACCCGAATGGACGGTCTCGAGTTCGGTGCGGCCAAGAAGTTCGTTTCTGCGGGAACTCTTCAGGAGGCTCCTACCCGAAACAAGGCGAACTTCGCTTCAAGGATCAACGACGTGGCAGCTCCGGGCATTCACTCATTCGAGGGAGCCTATCAGAACACCCAGAATACCATCCTGCTCCGCCCCGCCGACCGCGGCAATAAGGGCTATACACCTCCTGGTGGTCGCATGAACGTCCGCGGGAATGCCACCCAGGCTCAGGGTGCCACCACACACACTCGCGATAGCGCTTCGACCGTTATCGAGGGCGGTGCCGGGAATCAGTATCTCGGTCAGAACTACGATATCACTTGGAAGCAGAATAACAATGCCTACAAGGGAAATGCAGATTTCAGAACAAACAACCTGGGTCTTGCCGTCAAGCAGTTGGACAACAATCCGTTCGCTCTTTCGCTGGCTCAACGCTAAACGTCATAGATCCTACATTCTAGAGCATGGGGTTCTTCCTTACAGAACATCTCCATGGCATCCAGTTTGTTCTCTTGTTCACGAACCCTTTGGTCGTGAAGACGAGAATATATCTCTTCGTGTTCCATCCAGTCATGGACGTATTTGTGTGGTTTTTCGATCATCCGTTTTGTGGGTCTTTTCAGTTCGGTGCGCTTCTTGAACATGTACGGCGACACGTTCCTGAACAAGCAACTGTAGTAGAGCATATTTAAAAATAAAAGTCATTATATTTTTAAGTATGAGACACGAGACGATCGCCATGGAAGTTTCGCCCTTGGAGTTCGAGGGTATCAGGGTTGTAGACTTCGACGCCCAGGTGGATGACGATGAAAAAATGGTGATCGTCACGATGTCCAGATACTTCATTGGGGACCTCCATGATGAATGCGTCAAGAAGACCGAGAAGATGTTCAAAGGATACAGGGTTAAAACTAACATGAGAATGTAATTCAAGATGATTGAGACAACTACGATTGAGGTACCAGTGAACCCCTTCCACTTTGATGGGATGCGAAGTATTGGAGTACCCATCAAGGTGGATCACAAGGAACAGATGATCTACGTGGATTTCATGTCAAACCAGGGAACTCAAATTATGGAAAATTTCCTTGACGAAGTCAGGCACAAGTTTTCGGGATATGAAATCAGGGTAGCCAGGCTTGACCAGTGAGCACCGCCTTAGCATACTTGGTGGCTATCATAGAATGAATCATCGGCCAGTCCATGACGTTACTGGCGGTGACCGACAGACCAAATGGATTCGAGTTTACGAACTTGACAAACTCCTTGCCGTTCTTTTGAGAATCGGGTGAAGTGTAATACTCCATCTTCTCAAAAGAGCCCTTAAGCCATTGAACATGCTTTTCATTTTTTGGGTCAAACTGATCCATCGTTATTAATTGAATATGTTTTTATGTCTTTAATTAGTAGTATGAGTTCCATTGATAACTCCTTAGAGGGGGGAGGAAGTGCGTCGGCTTCAGGGAAGAAGGGCGTCATCCAGTTGAGTGATGGAAACTTCAACCTGACTTCGAACAAAGACCTCAAGTCCGATCCAGCAACCGGAACCATCACCACAACGGGTTTGACCACTACCGGAACTGTATTTGCTGGTACTGTTTCGGCAACAAGTTTAATTGTAGATACACTTACTGAAAGTTTAACGGTGGTGGGTGATGCATCCATCACTGGGAATGCCATCGTGGACGGTTCCGTGTCTGCTACGATATTTGATGGAGATGGTGGTCTTTTAAGTAACATTACAGTTGCTTCATCTGATACTCTCCAGTCTGTCACGACTCGCGGCGCCGTTACAACGGATACCATAACAGTCGGTGCACTGTCAACTTCAGGGTTTGTCCAAGGCGCAACCATCTCTTCCACGGGTCAAGTAATCGCCACAGGTTCACTAACAGGTGCTTCCGCAACGGTCTCGGGACAGGTTCAGGGTGCCACAGTATCTTCCACGGGTCAAGTAATCGCCACAGGTTCGCTTACGGGTGCGTCCGCAACGGTCTCGGGACAGGTTCAGGGTGCCACAGTATCTTCCACGGGTCAAGTAATCGCCACAGGTTCACTAACAGGTGCTTCCGCAACGGTCTCGGGACAGGTTCAGGGTGCCACAGTATCTTCCACGGGTCAAGTAATCGCCACAGGTTCACTAACAGGTGCTTCCGCAACGGTCTCGGGACAGGTTCAGGGTGCTACAGTTTCATCCACCGGACATGTGATAGCAACAGGTTCGGTCACAGGAACAACGATGAATACGCCAACCTTGGTCGTGAGCAAGGATGCTCGGATTACCGGAAATCTAACAGTTTCTGGTGGTTTGGTTACGATCACAAGTACCACCACCGGTACCAATCAGATCGATATCACCAACAACGGGACGGGACCAGCCCTCATAGCAAAGCAGACCGGTGCACAGCCCATCGTGAACTTTTTGGACGACAGCGCAAGCGCTCTTTTCATATCGGGTGGCGAATTGACAGGCAAGGATGGGTTTGTGGGTCTCGGAACGGAAACCCCACAAGAACGCTTGGATGTTCAAGGAAATATTGTTTCAAGCGGGACAATCTCGTCAACTAACGTCAAGACATCCAATTTGACGGTGACGAATTTTCACAGCGTTACTGGAACCTTAACTGCATCCAATATAGCCACATCAAACTTGACTGTCAGTAATCGTCTCTCGGGTGGTACCATCTCGGTCTCCAACGTGGAAGCAACGGCAAACTTGGTGGTCGGTGGACCTGTGAACATTACAGGGACGCTTTCAGCCGGAGGTTCACTAACGGGACCATCTGTAACGGTATCCGGACAGGTTCAGGGTGCCACTGTCTCGTCCACGGGTCAAGTGGTCGCCACGGGTTCACTTACCGGAGCGTCTGCGACGGTCACTGGACAGGTTCAGGGTGCCACTGTCTCGTCCACGGGTCAAGTGGTCGCCACGGGTTCACTTACCGGAGCGTCTGCGACGGTCACTGGACAGGTTCAGGGCGCCACGGTCTCTTCCACGGGTCAAGTTGTCGCCACGGGTTCACTAACAGGTGCTTCTGCAACGGTAACCGGACAGGTTCAGGGCGCCACGGTCTCTTCCACGGGTCAAGTTGTCGCCACGGGTTCACTAACAGGTGCTTCTGCAACGGTAACCGGACAGGTTCAGGGTGCCACGGTCTCGTCCACGGGTCAAGTGGTCGCCACGGGTTCACTTACCGGAGCGTCTGCGACGGTAACCGGACAGGTTCAGGGCGCCACGGTCTCTTCCACGGGTCAAGTGGTCGCCACGGGTTCACTTACCGGAGCGTCTGCGACGGTCACTGGACAGGTTCAGGGCGCCACGGTCTCTTCCACGGGTCAAGTG